ATTGACCCTTTAAAAGAGATGAACGCCCATGTTGTCGGATTGCAGAACGGTATAACGACATACACGGAAATAGCAGCTTCTAAGGGTATAGATGCTGAAGAATTGATGGAAATACATCAAAAAGAAAAAGATTTAATGGATCAATATGGAGTAAAAACCGCATATCAACCATTTGGAAATAAACAACCAGTTCCAGCCGAAGGTTATGGTGAAACTGAGGACGGGGAATAATTATGTCAGAAAATTTAATAACAACTAGCGAGGAAAATGAAATGGATGATATTAATATCGAAAACACCATTTCTGAGACTGAAGAAGTTGAAGAAACTGAAGTAGAGGAAGTAAAAGCTGAATCTGAAGAAGTGGAAACAACTGAACCAGAAGAAATGGCTGTTGAAGTTGAAGAAGGTGAAGAGGATAGGGTTTTATCAAGTGAAATAGCTTATAGAACAATAGACTTATCTGGAGCATCACATATAGACGAAGAAAACAGAACTGTAAAACTAGGTGTATCTAGTGAGCAGCCTGTTGAAAGGTCTTTTGGTTTAGAAGTACTAGATCATAAAAGCGAATCTATAGATATGGAGTTTATAGGTAGCGGAAGAAGTCCATTTTTACTCGATCATGATATGACTCGTGTTTTGGGTGTAGTGGAAAGATTTGAAATTGACGAACAGCGTAAAAGAACCCACGCTGTTGTTCGCTTTGGGAGAAGTGAGCTTGCTTCGGAAATTTTTCAAGATGTCAAAGATGGTATTCGTCAGAATATTAGCGTTGGCTACAAAATAAATAAAATGGAACGAGCCACAAACGATGATATAGGCGATCACTACCGAGCTACTAGCTGGACTCCAATGGAAGTCAGTAGTGTGGCTATCGGAGCTGATAATTCACGTTATGTCGGGGTTGGACGTTCTCAAGATAAACAAGAATTAAATTTTAAGGAAATTAAAATGGAAACAGAAAATAAAACTGATTCAAATGCTGTAAGAAGTAGCGATAATGCTGCTGAATTAGCAAAAGTCAGAAATGATATAAAAGAGATAAGTGCATTAGGTGCTCATCACAATCAAAGAGATTTAGCTGATAAAGCTATACAAAATGGATCTAACCTAGAGCAATTTAGAGGCGAGTTATTAAATACTATCGCTAACGATAAGCCTTTAGAAGTTGCACCAGCAACAGTTGGTCTTAATGAAAAAGAAAAAGGCGAATACTCTCTAATAAGAGCTATTAACGCTGCTACAACAGGTGACTGGTCAAAAGCTGGTTATGAAAGAGAGTTATCAGAAGATATCGCTCAAAGAGCGGGTAAGGAAGCTAGAGGTTTTTATATGCCTTCAGACCTTAACTGGGGACAAAGAGACCAAACTGTTTCTCCAAACAGTGCTGGTGGATTCTTAGTTGGTACAGATCATCTTGCAGATCAGTTTATTTCAGCTTTATACGCTAAATTAACTGTTGGTGAGCTTGGTGCTAGAGTTATGACTGGACTTAAAGGCAATGTTGCTATTCCTAAGTTTCAGCTCAAACAACTAATACTTCTTTTGTTGCTGAAGGCGGAGCACCAACTGAAGGTGCTGCAACTTTCTCAAATGTTACTCTCGAGCCGCGTACTTTAGCGTCTTACGTTGATTGTTCTAGAAAGCTAATGCTTCAAAGCGATCCTTCTGTAGAAGCTGTATTAAGAAATGACATTATTTCACAATTTGCTAGAAAAATTGATAGCGTTGCAATAAATGGTGGTGGTAGTAATGAGCCTAGTGGAATTATTCCAGCAGTTCCATCAGGAAATGTAGTGGCTATGGGTACTAATGGTACAGCTCCAACTTATGCAAAAATCGTTGAGCTTATTAAAGCTGTAGACGTTTCTAATGCAATGGGCGGAAATCCATCATTCCTAACTAACCCGAAAGTTATTGCTGCTCTAAGAACTATAGCAAAACAATCTGGTGGTGCTGAAGGTAACTTCATTATGGAAGCTGCAAGCGACATCTTAGGTTACAACATAGCATCTACTACTTTAGTGCCTTCTAACCTTGCAAAAGGTACAGGCTCTAACTTGTCAGCAGCTATATTCGGTGACTTTACTAATGTAATGCTTGGATTCTGGAGTGGAGTCGATGTAGTAGTCGATACTTCTTCATTATCTACTTCAGGCGGAACAAGGCTCGCTTTTTTCCAAGATTTAGACGTAGGAATTCGTCACGGAGAAGGCTTCTCAGTAATAAAAGACATCATTGCTTAATTAGCAATATTGTTCAGGGTAGCCTTCATTGGCTACCCGTTTTTTAAAGGAAAAATTATGGAAATAAGAATATTAAAAACAACACACGTTAGAGGTGTTCCTAAACACGAAGGTGAAGTAGTAGATGTTACTGCTGCTGAAGCTAAACAATTTATAACAAGTGGATGTGCAGAAGATGTAAGTCACAAAGATAAGCCA